CAGCTCGCGCTCAAGATTCTTCAGGCGCATAGAGAGGGTTGGCTGTGTAACAAAACTGGCTTCCGCGGCCCGCCCGAAATGGCGTTCACGCTCCAGGTTACACAAGTAAATGAGTTGTTTAATGTCTATTATCTATACCTACCATATAGTTACGAAACTTTATCCCATGCCTCCATTTTATTATGTACTAATGGATGTACTAAATAAAATTTCGCCTCCTTTTTTTATCTTCTTCTCACATCATACTATGCCGGATAGGAGTGAGCTTCAAATCGTTGGCCTGCTTGGTTCATGCACGGACAAGACCTCGGCCGTAACCTTCCCCAGCACGATGATCCCCTCCAGCCCTTCCCCGTCGATCGCCTCACCGTCCTGCGTGATGATGCCTGTCCGGAACAACTTGCCCAGCTGCGAATAATCACCAAACTGGAATGCCACTTTATCGCCTGATTTACCCTGAACCGTCTTGTCGACGATAGCGAAGCCGACCGGCGTCTCAATCATGAACATATGGGTCGGGTGAGGCATCAGGATTTTATTCAGGTCGATGCGCGTTTCAACATAGTCCGATGCCGGTGATGGGAAGCTCATATCAGATGCCCCCGTTCGGGTTGAACTGTTTGTATGTCTTAGCTTCACCCTCCTGCGTCGATGCATCGCGGAACGTCACCGTGTTGGCCTTTATCCACTGGTTAGCCTCACGCAGGCTGAAGTGCCAGTTAAGCTTCTCCAGCTGATGAACAAACTCCTGAGTCGTTACGATTACGCCCAGCCCCGGCTCTCGCCTCATGGCAGCCATGAATGCGCCGCGTATGTCACTCTCTCTCGCCATGCTAAATCCTCCTCTGATAAATACTGTATGAATAAACAGTAATATCGATCGGTGGATTTGAGCAAGGCGAAGTGAGCCACAGATTTGTAAAGGGATTGATGGTGCAGGTTTTTTTTTGGTGCGCGCGGATGGTGACGACTAATCTCAAATATCCTATTCCGCAATCTGCTTTGGCACTAGCGAGCCCGCTATGACTCAAAATGTTTCGATCTGATAATGCTGTGGTATACAGCACTGGTTCTAAAGTGTGATAATTTCTGTGACGTAAATGATTTTCAGTAATGGTGGTGTTCATCGTTTTTATAAGATAAAACCTAGATTGGTCCGTGCATCTTAAGTAATTCAAATAGTAAAAATCAAAAAACAACTAAATTTATCTTTATTTAAAAGGAATTGTAATGAACTCTAGAAAATACGCCATAGATTTTTGCTTTGGATTGATGATGCTGGCTTTATTCGCTTACCCATGGATTACTAATCCAGTAGAGCCCAGAAATCAGGGTATGGCTGCAGTGGCATTAATTAACTGTTTTTTATATCCATTCTCTAAGCTGGCAATTGAAAGCTTAGTAGAAGCAATAGGTGGGAAAGGAGTCTGGAATACGAAGCTTTTTACCATCGATCAGATAGGTAATAGTAAGATGAGAGCACTCCACTGGATGTTTAGCTTTATTTTTGCAATTCCCATCAGTCTACTCGCATTGTTCTTCATGAAAAAATAGGCTGGGATCCACAGCCTATTTATCTTAGGTTACAGACCCAGCTTAGCGTTAATTCTGTTAATCAGCGCATCATCGATCAATGAACTGGTTAACGCCAGCATAAGTGCAACAGCGAGAATGCCTACAGGCGAAGTCGCCAGAGCGGAGAAGGTGAAAGCAACCACCACGGTAGCAACTTTTCCAGCTGTGAGCGCTTCAATTTTTACAAGCGCCGGACGCCAATTATCTGTCTGGAAAGCTTTAGCAACCTCTTTTAAAGTCTCGTATATATCAGTTGCAGTACCATAGTAGCCGAGCCCTTTACTGAACTTCGCCAGTTGCGTTGCATATGACGAATACTGAATAGAACTCAGCGCATTCGCTATTGCATTGCGGTCGGCAACGCTGAATTTTGCTCCAAGCGAGTTTTTATAATTATTAAAAGCGGCAAGCGCCTCATCTACATTACGCAGGGTTTTACCTTTAGCATTATCTGCAAATTCCTGCGCAAGTTCAGCAGCCTGCTTGCCAAACCTAGCTGTGATATCGGACATAAAGCCCGCAGTGGTCTTAATAGCATCTTCAACAGAGGTGTTTTGCTGAGTGCGCCCCTGAATCGTATAGTCAATAATCGCCAATTCTTTTTTGGCCGCTAATGTTGCCTGTTTGGCTTTATAGATTCGGTTACCGGCCTGAGTACTGGTTGCCAGAGCACGGTTGTCTGCGATGATTTTATAAAGCGCAGCAACACGAGCATCGGAGATGTCACCCTGGTAAGTAGATGTAGCGTTTGGTGTTCCTGCACCATTGCCACCATTGCCACCAGTGGTAGGATGAGCAAAACCCAGAACTACACCATAAGCATCACCGAGGCTAAAGGTGGTAATCCCAATAACTTGACCATCCTCTCTTAAGAAATAAGCCGCAAAATCCTTCGGATTCAATCCTAGGCTACGAGCCAGATTGTCTCCAACAGACTGACTTACGCCAGTAGTGCCAGCTGCACTACCTGTGCCACTGCCGCTACCGTTGCTACCATTGTTGTTACCTGCATTACCCTGACTGCCACCACCTGGAGCTGGACCACTACCACGCTCTGAACTCCATGGTGTTCCATCACCTTGACCGCCACCATAATTAAATCCGGGCATAATTATCTCCTTCTCAATTCGTAAAGGTTGAAACTGCTTTTTACCTAACAACCACAACAGCTGTAAGCAATTCGAAAAAGCAATAATACTGTATATATACACATGTTTATTTATACAGTATTTTGATGATAGGCCTCAAGAATTACTTCGTCAACCTTGAAAGATCAAAATGTTAGATAATTATCAGTTTTCTGAATGGATGGGGCACGTTTAGAATTTTGCAGGCTACGAATGAGTTGCGGGATATGAGTTTATAGCGATTTTTAATGCATTCAGCTTCCAAGCAGTCTCATGTCAGTTAGGTCTAAAATTTTTAGTTAAGCTGCTCATCTAAATATTTCTGCCTGACACCCATGCTTTGATAATTTCTGAATGCTCGTCGATGAGTTTCTGCTGCGAATGACATACAGTCAGGAGTAGACCAAGCTGTTCCAGCGGGTCTAAGGATTTCTTGCCATCAGAGTTTGTGATTACGCCTTCTGGCAGGAGTTCTTCAAACTCCTGAGCAATTACTCCATACTTATGCGAAGAGCCAACCTGTTTACCTTCTGCAATGAACATCTCACCTGTAATGGGGTCTGGTGACTGATAGGTGAAGGTTTTATCTTTGAATTTATATGCTACCGGGCGTATCTTGCGAATAATCTCTAATGCCAGCTGCTCATCAGCTTCTTCGATCCCTTCTTTCAAAGTTTTATCTGAGTCGAAAAAATTAATACCTTTGGCGGCACCATCAACCTTTACTTCAAGATAGGTGCTGTTTACTGCTGAAAATGCTCTTACGCGGCCACCAACTGAAAATGATCCATTGGGTGCATATAAAAGTCCATCAACCGTGAACTGAAAATTTGCGTTCTCGATAGTATTAGATGAGTTAACTATACGGATATTAAACCCACCGGTTCCGCTGCCCCTGTTTACAACGATAGACCCTTTACCTGTGGCACCATCCTCATTCCATACAAGATGCGTGCCTTGCTGCCCCATATTTACGCCGTTAGACGTTGCCGATACACCGTTTTTTGCAACGATAGTTGTGCCTGTAAGGCCCCCGGTTAATATTCCTCCCGTCAAAGCTAAAGCGCCCAAGTTATTTAAGGCAGTTACTTTATTCGAAACATCATTAAGGTTCTGACTTTTATCCATCTTACCTGAAACAGAGCTCACGACGCTGCTCCATGATGGACCGCTGTATTGGCTGCCATCAGGGAGTGTGACTGTAATATTGCCGCTGGCGCTGTAGACCTGCTGCCAGTTAGCCTTATCCAGATTCAAGCCGCGAATAGCTTTCGCAACATCAGCCGCCACCTGCGAAGTAATTCCAACGAGAGCGGCGTTTGGTACGGCTGTCCACGCAACGCCTGAAGCTGTAGGGCCGTTATAAGCCGTGATGAGGGTAATTCCGGTTGCAGAGTTAACGGATTGCACACCGAGCGTGTAGGTAATGCCCCCAACAATGGCAACGATAAAGTCGTTCGCTTTAAGCTCTGTTGTGAAGCTGGTACCCGAGCCAGTTACAGCTGTCGAGTTATTGGTTAATGCAATAGTGCCTGCTGGCATAGCGTTCTCCGGGAAATAAAAAACCCGGCTCGGCGGCCGGGTTCATTGGATTATGTTTTGTTCAGAAGTAATAGCTGGCGTCGATACACGGGAGCTGGCAGGACGCCTGAATAGCCTTTGGATATTGGTATACCGCAATCTCCCGGCCTGTCGATTTAGCTCTGGCAGTCGTAACAGCATTGCCGTTCATCTTCAGTCCGGACTCAAGGCATATACGGAACGTGTAGTTATTATTGTTCCGACTGTAATCGCCTCTCTGAGTGCCAAGGCTGCATAAAGGCACCATGGGCTGTGAAACTGAACCGGTTGGATTTACCCAGGATTGAACCTCGCCGGTGGACCCGTCAAAGCTCTCATACCCTCCGATATCGTAATAAGCATCAGTCCACATAACGGGTGGGTATTTGCTGGAATAGGTGACCTGATTCGATGCATTGCGTATAACCATTCCATAACCAGAGACCGGCAGCGATGGAGAAAAACCACAAGACACAACCACCACCTGAACGCTGTTTACTGTTCCCCCTTCCTTTGAGCCTTCGGTACTGCCAAAAGCGTTATATGACTTTATAGAGTTTGTGCCTCTGTCGAGGTAAAGGGGGTTATCCGTATTAGACCATCTGGCGAAAACTATATAGTTTCCGAGGTTCACCACATCTGACGGAATGCTCCACGATCCGTTTATATTTATCACTGCTCTGTAGGTTACAAATCCAAGATACGATACATCGCCAACTTCCATGAAATTTGAGCCGTTCGTAATTCTGACTCCATACTCAACTGCAGGGGTGGCTGCATAGGAGACTGAAAACACGTCTGCAAATCCCGCCTCTACAGCAGGTGGGGTATTGCCATCCGGGCTTCTGTATTTGGCATTATAAATAAGCGAGCTTCCGCTGAATGAAAGACTGCTGACATAAGCCATCGGAGGGCCGGCCGGGTTAGTTCCCTGATAGACCCGAACCAGATTACGTGGAACTATCAGCGCCTTACTGTTAGCAGGCTGAGCTTTAAATCCCCCAACAGAGCCCGCATTTGCCATCATGGATGCATTACCCAGATAGGATGCGTAACGCATTGAGGCGTCCAGAATGATAGGCTTTCCCCCATCATCCGGAACTATGCGAACGCCATAAATATCAGCCATCAGTTAAGTTTCCCCGCCTTAAACCTTTCCACACCATTTGCATCGTAAACAGCCATTCCTGTTTCGTTAAACACACTGCCACCTGAGCGTCCGGAACCTCCGTACAGCTCGAAAGAGCCATCATTTCTCATAATTGTTCCTGACCGACCCGCGACATAGTTTGCTGAGTACCATGATCCGACCTTGGCAAGGGTGATTGAGGCATAGTTGATGAGGGCGTCGTTGATGAATACCTGGCCATTTACTGCTGTAAACGCAAGCTGGTAGCCGAGCGTGCTTGTGTTATAGATTGCAAAAGTATCAGCACTAAAAAGCGCGAAGGACTGAGTTGAGCCTCCGTTACCCTCTACGCCCAACTGCATGCCTGCAACGTATTTGGTACCGTTCCTGTCAACCTGAACCTTTACACCCCATTGCGCTGAAAGTTTGCCGTTCAGGTCTGCATATGCGCTGGAAACCTGCTGTACCGAGGCGGCATTCTGGTCTGACTGAGCCTGAATCTGCTCAAACTTCTGAGCATAAGCGCTGTCGTTATTGGCGACAGTCTGCCTGACAGAGATGATATCCGCTCGATTGCGGCCATATGCTTCGAACTGATGATCGACTGATGCATCAAGGTTCAGGGCGTTCTGAAGTATCCCTTCGATGTTTGTATCGATATTGGATGTAAGGCGGTCGAATGCTTCCGACTCTCTTATCGCCTTATCGATATAATCAATCATGCCCGGTATGTCAGAGGATGCCTGACCAGAAGCCTGCACAAAAGGTGAAACGCCAAATGCGTTTTTAGTCCTGACGTACATGTAATAGGTATGGTCCGCCTTAAGACCATGCAGCGTCCACTGAGACGCCCTACCGAGGAACTGCGCCTCTGTCTCTACTGCTCCGATTGAGCTGGCCGGAACCTCCCCTGTGTACCAGAACTCAAATGTCGTGTCGGTTGTCGCACTGACATTCATAACCGGCACGATATCGGCCGAGAAGATGCCCGGGGTCCATTGAATGAATGTTGGTGCTGAAGGCGCGCCAATCACCAGGCTCACCTGAGTCTCAGCCCCTTTCATTCCATTCTCATTGCGACCACGTACGCCAAGCGTGTAAATGCCTGAATCCAGACCATAGAAGTCATAGCGGAACTGGTCTGTTTCGTACTGCGCTACAACTTTCCCGTCTGCGTTATAAACGTAGAGTTCGAACACGATCTTCTTGGTCAGCGTCGCCGTCTGCCATGTTGCAGTGACCTGAATAGTCTCGCTATTTACGTTGATGATCCGAAGGTTTTCGATGTTCGGGACACGATATCCATTGAGGGTATCGTTAGGCGTTTCGAATACCGCGCCATCATCCACGATCGCCTGCTTGTTAGGGTCGAATAGCGTTGCTGAAATACTGTAGACAGAGTTATTTTCGTCTTCAGATATCCCCATGACACGAAACAGGCGGGTAGCAACGTCACCCGTTGAAATGACGAATATCGTTCCATCTTTAACCCAGTTCGGAGCAGTGCGCAGTGTGATGATTCGACCTGAAACTGATGCGATCGGATAGCGTGTGAACTTACCATTCGAGCCCATAAGCGACATCGTGTCGCCGCCACCGGCCAGAGATGAAACGTCGGCATCCACAGTTATCACGGCGCCGCTGTGAGATATGATGCGGCCGCCAAGCCGGGTGGCAGCGTAATCATTATCCATGACCTCAATGACATCGCCTGGCATGAAAGCAATAGCATCGCGCGCCATCTTGAACGTGACTTTCTTTGTTTCCCGCTTGCAGGTTTCAAGCAGCCACTTACCTGCGCGGAAAGCCTGCCCGCGGGAGGTGCAGCCGAAGGCCTCCAGCGTCGTTTCGTTGTAGCCGTACCGGTCAATCATCTGGTCATCAGATACGTATTCTTTGACCTGCTCCCACCCGTTGTTTGGGTCAGTCCATGACACCACCACGGCGTTAAAGCGCTCTGATCGCTTCATAGAGCTGTAAGTAAACAGCCCGTCTACAACGCTGGCATTGGTAACGGCTGCAACAGGGTCCTGCGGGTTGTCCAGCATGATTGAGAATCGCATGCCATCCCACAGAGCAATGCCGCGAAACATGCCTGCAATCTTGTCGAGAATGTCGCGGGCGCTGGATTGCTCAGTGATATAAGCGTTCAGGGTGAAGCGTGGTTCTTTGCCTCCATAGCCATCATCAACAAGCTGGTCGCAGAACTGAGAAAGGACATAAAGGCTGCCATCATCAACATCGATATAGCCAGCACGCTTCGCCAGGCCGTAACGCGTATTTTTCACCAGTGCGCGGAACAGCCAGGCGGGGTTGTTAGTCCATGCGGATTTAAACCCGCCGGTCCAGATGCCAGTGTATGTTCTGGCGATCGGGTCATAGTTATCTGGCACATCGACAATGAGGCCTCGCAGATGATAGGTGCGAGTAGGCGTGTCGGTGTACTGGTCACGGTCAATGACCGCGCCAGCTACAGCAGCGTAAGGATATGAAAGGCGGTCATCAGTGATTTCAGTAAAGCTGTTCCAGATAGTGCCATTGGTCATCAGGTCGCTTGAGCTGTCCGGAGTGACGCGGCGCAGACGGATATCAAATGGCTTCTGCAGGGGAGCATCAATGATATGAGCCTCAAGGTACTCGCCTGATATTTTTCCGCTGATTGTGACGGTCTTCTGAATGTTCCATGAGCCTGCCGTTCCATTGCGCGTCTCGATGACCATGGTTACCGCAGTTTCGTGCTGGTTGCCCTTAGTATCCTGCTCCACCAGACCAGTTACGCCGATGTTCATTCGCACCCGGGTCACATCAGTGTCGGTTACAGTGCGCACCAGAGGCGTGCTCTGGGTTACGTCTGTATTGACGACCGTGGTCGCTTCAATCGCGTCAAAGCCGGTAATCGGCGACTGATTTGCAGAGCCCGGGCGCCATGCCACGCTGACGCCGTTAATCGTAACGTTACCGCCTGCATCAGTGACGGGCGTTTTATTCAGCATGAAAGAGGAAAGGTGGTTCTGGTCTACGGGCCCGTAAATCGGACCTTCTGAAATGAGATCGAGGACTTTCAGATACTGCTTTGATTTGAGGTTGTCGTCGATAAGTTTGGGAGTGCTTCCGCCACCGCCGCCTGAGCTCATGCTTTCACCTTAACTGATAGAAATATCCCAGTCCTGATTGTTGCTGGTATCAATACCGAGAGAGATAACGTTGCTGCCAACCACCATTTCGCCAATCAGTAACGGAACCGGCCTGCCTTGCCCGATTCGGTTCTCAGCACTGGTGAAAGAGTTGTTGGTAATGGAGTTTGTGTCCTGGTCTGCCGCACTTCGCGTCTTCATGTGTGAGGACATATAGAGCGAGTAAGCAACCGAGGCGACCGTGACGGCCACCATGATCCACACTGCAGCTACGGCGCTGATTGCCCCTTCAACAATCGGCACGAAGAGGACTGTTGCGCCGTCTTTCAGGTGCCTGTTCATGTGGAATTCGAGGTTATCCTGTGACACGTCACCGCCATCGATGCGAAGCCGAAGACGGGTTTTATAGAAATCGCGTTTGAATTCGGGGCATTGAGCAAGGAGAAGGCGCAGGCCTTGCGAGGGTGTATCGACGTTCAGAGTGATTTGGCGGAAATGTCGTCGGAGATTCCCCGCAAATCTAAAGATGAGCATTGTTCATGCCTCCATATAGAGTGCGTCAGGCTTACATAGGCTTGCCGGTATGGTTCGCGGCGGCTGAGGCGCCCGGCCAGTTCGTGATGAAGCACTGTGTTATCTCCAAGCCAGAGCATTGCGTGGCAAGGGTCTGACTCAGGGAATGCGCACCGAATGATCACATCACCCGGCAGAATGTCGGCCGGAGTAACTTCGTAAAATCCGTTGGCAGCCATATTCTTCAGGTAGAGGTTTTCCCCTCTCACCCACCATCCGTTAGTGCGCTCGAAGTCTGGCAGGTCGATACCGCACAGGTGGTAGGCGTCCCGGAAAAGCGTGTAGCAATCCATCACTCCATGGTCGAACCGGCGGCCCAGCAAATGCGGTACCGGTCGGAACTTTCTAAGCCTGCCGGCGCTCGCCAGCCACCACTCAATGCCAGTAGATATCTGCGCCACCCTGTCAGCAGCCGAAAGAACGAGCTTTGGCTCTGGATGGGAATGAAAAACGGCGGTGATTTCTCCCGCCGCTTCCGCTCTCATCCAGTCTGTATCGCTTATGCGAAAGTTCCGCCCCGGGTCGGGGTGCTGGTTATCACAGCGCATGAACCGATCGCCATCAATAATCAGTCCACAGACTTCATCACGGGATAAAACCGCATATGCCAGGCATTCATCTTCAATCATCAGGACACCTTCGAAGATCCGGGATAGCCACCATAGGGAAGCGGTTCAGGTTTATGGAATCGCATGCGGCAACCGGTGAGGTGCTTTGAGCACTTATCCCGCGACATGTCCGAGGTTGGGTTATCTTTCTCATCAGCAACCGGACCGCCTGAATAGCCACAGCCGTCGCCGCGGTACACCCACTGGCAGACATCCGCCAGAATGGTTCGCGCCGGTATAATGGCGTTATCGCAGTCAACCGGTGTCGCCAGGTTATAGGTCACGGTCTCGAATGTCTCTTCAACCATCTCCTCGATGACGTAACGAGATACAGCTTCCATGGTCGGGTCTGCATCTGCATTACCATTCGGGAAGTTCACCGCGTCGAGATACTTTACCAGCACCTGCCGGCGCGTCACCACCGCACCTAATGCATCATCGAAATCGTGGTTGATTCCGGTGATAAGCCCGGTGATGTTCGCCACCTTCATCGTCGGGCGCGAATAGGTTCCCTCTGACTTGGTTTCGAACCCTTCAACTGCTATCGGATAGGCTGAGTACTGCCGGCCCTGCCAGATGACGTCTCCGTAATAGCCGTTTGTACCCGCATGAAAGCGGATGACATCGCCGCCGAATGACTGCAGGTTCACTTCGAACAGGTCGAGCATCGCGCCAATGCCGGAATCAGTACTCTCGATAATCAGTTCTGCTGGTATGTCTCTCATCGCGGCACCTGCTCAAACGTGGCGGTCAGCTCATGCTGATTGCCTGTCTTCTTCAGTGACCATGACCGGCACACATACAGCCTCTGCACGCCGGTATCCGATGGCGTCCAGTAGAACGCTTCGACAGCCATCCTTGCTTTCAGGAACGCATCGGCGGCTTTAGCCGCGTTAGGTCGTGAGCATTTGGCATCGTCGAAGCCAACGAAAGTCAGTTGGTACCGTCCCATTAACGGGTTGATACCCTTAACCTGCCGCTGCTCATAACCATCGCCCAGCTTAACTACGGCTACATCAGGCGTACGGTCGCCCGTGAAGCCCTTTTGAGGGCTCCATGTGAAAGTTTCTGGCATGGGTTATTCCTGTTATTTACGGAGCATGCCGCCAGGGCGCTGCTGGTCTCTCATGGCTCGAAGTGATTGCTCATAAGATATTTTTGCGATTTGGGTTACAAGCTCCTGCTGGTCACCGCTGGGTGATTGAATGGTAAAGTGATTTATCTGCTGAATCATCCCACCACCGGCACCGCTCCCACCGCCAATATCTCGGTTGCTGATTACCGATCCATTGTCGCCGGGGATCATGTACTGGCTGCCATTGCTGGCTTTGAAGATTTCAGGCTTGCCGCCTTCACCTACCCGATACATGCTACTGGCATTGACGGGCCCACCGTGCTCACGAGCGCCAGCTATTGCCAGCCCTTTTGATGCCGCCAACGCTGTGGTATAGGCGGTAGTTCCCACCGCTGAAGCGCTGCCAAGTGTTGCTATTGACGCGCTCATGGCTGCAGGAGCCCATGCGGCAGTAGCGGCCGTTGCCTGAGCTGCAGTTGATGCCAAAGCGGCCGTTGCGGCCGCCTGTCCCATAATCATGTTTTTGACGTACTGCAGGCCCATTTCAACAAGGCCACTCACAACGCTGTTCAGTATGGTCGTCCCAATGTTAGCGAACGATTCAGCCAGGCTTTGTGTCCCATTAAGAAGGCCGGTGATCGCATTTGTTGCTCCACCCTGAAGTGAGTCGATTGCATCGCCCAGCATCTGATTTGCCTGACGCTGGTTTTCCCATATCTTCCACGCAGCATCTATACGGGCCAGCTCATACTCGGTATTGGCTGCGTTTATAAGCGCCAGTCCGTTAGCAGTAATGGCGCCTTTCTCAGTTTCGAACTCCTGAATCAGCGCCAGTTTACGGGCATTCTCGTTTGCCAGCGCTTGAACAGGATCGATAGCTCCTTGCGCGTCCTGAGTGGGCGTAACTCTTGCAGCTGTCTCGGCACGGATTTTTGCGAGGTTAACCTGGTGTTGCGCTTCAAGCTGTTCAGATGTTGCATTGTACTGCTGCTGACTAATCTTTTTTGCGGACAGTGCAGCACTCAGATCTTCAACATCCTGCTTGTAGCTCGCGTTCTCTTTAGCCTCTGGAAGTAACTTCTCAGCTGCGGCCTGCGCTCTTATAGCATTGCCGGTGTCCCATTTTGCAGCCGCGTATTGACCAGCAAGCGCAATGTCTTCCTTCGTTGCAGCGCTTCCAAGCGACTGCTGAGCAGTCAGAATGGCCTGCTCGCGACTTAGATTGCGGGTTGAATCACCAGCCAGCTCTGACTGCTGCTTCAGATTTGCCAGCTTCTGCGCTATTGATTCGGCCTGATTTTCGGCTTTCTTGCCAGCAGCCAGGCCCTCCTTCGTTTCTTTGTTCCTGGCTGCCTCTGCTGCCTGGAGATCGTACTGTGCCCCAGCCAGTTGACCAGCCGCGTTAACCTGATTCTGGTTGCCACCTTTATCAGCTGCCTCCATACGAGCTTTGGTTACAGCGCGGAGGCGTTTATCGGTTATAGCAAGAAGCGTGTTTTCATCAGCCAGATCTTTGTTGTAGGCATCTGCCTTATCACTGCGAGGGATTTGCAGGCTTGTAGAGTTGAACTTATCTTTTGCACGACTGGCAAAGTCGATTGCATTGCCTAGCTGGCTCATTAGCCCAGCAGTCACTCCGGCCTGATCCCCATCCCGCTTAAGAAGATCTATGCCTTGTGCGAATTCTCCGTTGAATTGGGCACGCAGAATGCCCGTCTTGCTTACAGTCTGACTCAGCTTGTTTTGAGCCGTCTCGTTTTGCGCGAGCAACTGCGTATGTTCGCTCTGTGCATCTGCTAGTTCAGAAAGGGCCACCTTATAAAGCAGGCTTCCTTCCTGAAGCGAGCCGAGGGTGCGGCGCAGGCGTTCCTGCTGAAGTTCATTTGCTTCAATAGTGGATTGATTGTCTTTTAAAGCATCAACCTGAGCGCGGATTGACTTGCTGGCACTATCAATTTCAGCAGCAAGCTGAACCTGACTCATGCTCTTCATTTTGGCGATCACGCCATCAAGCTTGTCGGCAAAGTCGATACTCTCCTGCCGGGCCTGTTGTATCTTCTGGTAAAAGTAGAAAATACCTGCTGCGGCAATAACAGCCGCGCCAACCGGACCGCCAATCAGAGCAAGTGCGCCACTGGCAAGTGATTTAATAGTGGTTGTTGCCGTCACAGCTGCAGCGGTAGCTGTTCGCGTTGCGGCAGCCTGTGCAATCTGGGCCTCTGCATATGAGGCAGAACGCTGGATAGCCACTGACTTTGCAGCATTGAGATTCTGCAGAGCAAAAGCTTCTGCCGAAGAGCCCTTGGCAACGTTGTACTCAGCCTGCGCAAGTGCCAGCGAAGACAGGGCGGCTTCTTTATCCAGCAATGCCTTTCTGGCGACTACGGTAGCGGAAGTGGCAGTGGCTGCTGTGGATTGCGCGGTAGCTACCGCTTGCGCCCTGGCTGCCAGTGCATCATCTACTCTCGCTTTCGTTGCCATAGCCAGGGCGCCAGTAAATCTCCCACCAAACATTACTGCGGCAGCTGCAACTACGTTAGCGACAATATCTAAGTTCTCGCTGAGAGAGATAACACCCTGATTGAAGATTTTTATAGATGTGCTGACGCTTGAACTTTCACCAACGAACTTAGTGATATTGTTGGTTGCTACAGTAAATGCCTGACCCATGGTAAGCGCAGTGTTAGCGAACTCTTTTGCGATCGCATCGCTCTGTTTAAGCAGACCATTAACCACAACCTCTGTGGTGAGTTTTCCCTGCGCTGCCATCGATCTCAGTTGGCCGATTGTTACACCAAGGGAATCAGCCAGCGCAACGGCCAGGCGGCTTCCGTTTTCAGAGATAGAGTTAAACTCTTCGCCACGCAGAACGCCGGAGGCGAGCGCCTGAGAAAGTTGGGTCATTGTCGAGCTTGCTTCTTCGGTCGTTGCACCTGATACAGCCAAGCCCTTGTTGATGGTCGCTGTGAGCTTAATGAGGTCGGCAGTGCTGGTACCTGCGCTTCTCGTAGATCGCTCCAGCCGACCATACAGCGTGGCGGTAGCCTCAATACTTGACCGGGTGTTCTGTGAGATATCGAAAACGCGCTGGGTTACATCAGCAAGCTGCTCATTAGCCCGGACAGAGTTCGCAAGTTTATTGCTAACCGTTACCCAGGCATTCCCATACTCCGCAACCTGCTGCACCGAGATGGCGGCTGAAAGAGCTGTAGCCACCCTAGTTAATGATGAAAACGACTTTTCAGCATTCCCAGCCGATTTGGCGGTGCTATTGAAGCCTTGGTCCAATTTGTTTAGACGATCATTTACCTGCCGCTGCCCTTCGATAAGCCTGGCGACATTCATTTCAATCTCATAAACGATGTTGCCAACCTGCTGCTCACCTGCCATTCGCTTTTCTCCAGGCGTAAAAAAACCCCGCCGGAGCGAGGTTTGTGATGTTAATTTTTTTTAGAAGTAACCATTGTCCCTGCAAGTCATTATCGTCGCTTGCGCATCTGTATCACTACCGCCCAATGCTATTATTCCCGCTCCAGTAGGCCTGCCTTTTTTATCATGCGTAATCATTGCCATAAATGGAGAGTCACCTACATAGCCGCCATAAGAGTTTTTCGAGTTAACGAGCCCGCAGTAGGCCCCCTTCCCATTTGAAACATAATATGAGTGTTTAAATTTGGCGCTATCTGGGTCTTTTAAGCGATCTCTAACTGCCTGCTCAACGAAAGTTCTTTCTGCTTGAGTAATACTTCTCTTTTCCCACTGCTTTGGAGTTGTGCTTTCTATTGAAGTAGCGCTATGCGACTCTTCTAAAGAGCATTCAGCCCACTGCTCAGTGGATTTCGCGATGGTATCTGAAACTGCAAAGCTCTTAAAATCTTGACTCATTACATATGATTTACTTGCATCTGAAACTCTCCAGACCGTTTTCAGGTCGTCTTTCATTTGCGGGCTCAAGAGGTAAGTGCCATTAGGTCTATAAACCTTCATGGCACCATTATCCACTTCAACCTTTGCGGCTTCCCTGCCTGTCATTGGCCCCATTTTGCCATTGCTTACAGCAGCCTTAGAGTAAATACAATTAAACGTATCAGCAGCAAAAGCCCCAAGCGGCATCATGGAACAAACCAGAATTAAAAGCTTTTTCATATCCCTATCCCCAAAGTAAATGATGGGATAAATCCTAGCCGGGATGTATCGCAATGGAAAGCAACAAAGCTATGGAGTTGGTGTTATGAAGCCTTCGCCACCCTCCTCGCCTTTTTAGCAAGATAATCATCTGCAACCTGATCATACTCTTCCCGAGTGAACCCCTTCTGGTCAGGGTATTTAGCTGCAAGCATGTGCTGAAACTCGGTCATCGTTAGTTGCTCAGCTTCTGAGCGAGTCATGCTGAAATGATTGCGGGCCGCACTGACGTAGTCAAAGGCATTGAACTCTGTCGTCGCCTTACCGCTTTCGTAGCGCTGTAACTGGCGAACCTTTGCCTTACCGATGATGCCGTGAGTTATTAGTGACTGAGCGATTAGCAGCAGCTCAAAGTCACCCATCAGACCCATGCGTCGCTTAAATGGCCTGCCTTTCGTTCTGGCCGGACGGAGCTCACCGATAAGAGCAGACAAATCATCCTCACAGCACGCCTGCATCACAGTCATGGCAGCCATAAGCGCTCGCTTTCCGTAATTGCAGCTGCGGATGTGCTCGATTAGCCAGGCCGGAACGTGTCCATATGCGTCAGTTGCTCGCTCTATAAGGGGAGTCAGCTCATCGTTATGCAAGTCTGCAAACGTCTGAACAATCTCCTGCGGCTCGCCAATTCGACTCATCGCAGCAAATGATGGGCGGAAGAAATACTCATCCTCACCAGCCGTGATGAGGCATTCACCAATCTCTTTATACGGCGTCATGCGGTCTCCATAATCATTATCAATGGGCCGAAGAAGCCAGCCCATTTGGAATGGTTACGAAGCAGTAACCGTTACAGTTGTGGTGCCTGTGAAATTGCCGTCGTTCGACTTGAAGGTGATCGTCGCTGTGCCAGCGGCAACACCAGTAACCAGGCCGGTGCTGCTGACCGTTGCTTTCGTAGCATCTGAGGTTGTCCATGTGCCAGACTTGTCAGAAGCATCAGCAGGTAACACGGTGCCGGTCAGCTGGCGAGTTGCACCAACTACGACGGAGGTAGTCGCTGGAGTCACGGTAACGCCTGTAGCAGGAACGCTGTCATCTGTATCAATCACCTGGATAGTATCGGCTGCCGCCACTTTAAACTCGGTGGAGAAGGTGATGATGTCGTTTGTGCCGCCGTCAGAACTCAGTGCGTTGATCAGCATGTATCCCTGGAAGGTGATCGGCCCGAACTCCATGCGAACCCACAGAGTGGGCTGACGCGCCGCCTGAATTTCAGTGTTAAAATACTTAATCAGGCGACCAACACCATACTGGTCGAGCTTATCGTTACGGCGCACCTCACCCTCAAATGAGATAGTGAAGTCAGCGTTGGTAACGATGTTCTCTACGTAGCCTTTAGTGTCATCGGCATCTGACGTCACGCTGTTGGGCGAGAAGTCGAAGCCTTTACTGGTGCCCGCTGCCAGAGCCTTCCACTCTGACTCCTGCGGTACTGCATCGGCGCAACCATCAGCTACTTCGAGCACAATGGCGCGGCCAAACAACTTTGTGTTGTCCGTTGGGCAATTTGCTGCCATGGGTAATTCCTCTTTTGATTAACTTTCGCCGTAAGAACAGGC